ACATGTTGTATTTACCGTACTAATAAAACTAACACCAAACGAATCACTAACAATTGCTGTGATATAAAATTCATTATTTACAGGTGCCGTAGCATCATTCGCTCTAATATAGTAAACACCTGCAGATAAATTGTCTTTATAAGAACCAACCCCCAATTCAGGGTCATACCAATCAAATGTATATGGCGTTGTCCCACCTGATGCCGTAATTTCAATTGCTCCAAACGATGAAACACAAGTTCCTGTGATGTTTAAGGTGTAGGCAAAGGCATTTCCATTTCCAAAACCACTTAATGTTGGAGTTGGTGTTGGGTTGTTTGTCGGTGTGACAGTTTGTGTTGGTGTGACAGTTTGTGTTGGTGTTACCGTTGGTGTTGGTGTTTTGGTTTGGGTAACAGTAGGTGTTGGAGTTGGTGTTGTATCACAAGGACTATATGATATACATTCCGCACAATCAACAAATGTTGTGAATGGTGGAATTGGTATGGTGGTAGTGTATGTATATGTTGGCGATGGAGCAACATAAATTGTTGAACCAGTATATCCTGTAATTACTTTTGCACAACCATTGAAAGTACCAGCAGAACTACTATATGTTAAATCGAAAATTGCTCCATCAACATAGTCAGTTGAGAATTCAACGTCTCCACGTCTGAAACTAAAGGTACTTCCATCACAACAAGCCGAAAAAGTGTAATAAAGATTGTTTGGATACATACCAGTATTAACTGTTGGACATCCTGTTGAAATATTACATGCACCTCCAGCATTAGTACCATCAGGAACTAAAAATGTTTGTACCGGAGCAACACCACCATTAAATGAATATGAATAACACGCACCATCACCACTGTATATAACATAACTTTGGTTTGCAATCCAACCTCCAGTACTTTCTATCTCAAAAGTTTTTTGGATTGCGGGTCCTGTTCCGCTAAAACAATTTGTAAATCTTGCGTTAATTAGTGCCATTGTTACTTCTAAATATTAAATCTTAATTTATTGGCAGGTAATGTCTATATTAACACCAACGTTTATTTGTAAGGTAGTAATTTCAGTCGTACCAGCACAAGTTAAATTATATACTGTAACAGTATTTCCATTTACGTAGAAATAATAACCATCATCAATTAATTGTGATAAATTAAATAACAACGCGGCTTTCCATTGATTATTAGTCGGAACTTGTGATGTTCCATAACCTTCAAAGAATTTACTTTGAATTACTTGAGTTCCATTAATTTTAACATCAACATACCACTGTGAATATAAAGTGTTTGTTAAACAATCCGATAACTGATATCCTTGAGAGTTTAAGTAGTTATATAACACAGTATATAACACTTGTGAGAATGAACTAACATCTGAAGTTTGATTACCAATCCAAGGGTATATTGAACATGTCGCTGTTTCAGATGTACAATCATAACTAAACAATTGTCCTTGAGCAACACATGGGTCATTAGTTACAGGAACTAATTGACAACCACTTTGTCTTCTATAAACAAACTTTTGTCTTTGGAGTGGTGAGTTTTCTAATCTTGTACCAGTATTCCAAATTGTAGATGCCGCAATCATCTGTTGGGTTAGACGAATCCAATAAGGACCTAAACCATCAACATACTCTATAAGTTTTTGGTAAGTGAAATTATCATTTGGAATTCCAACATTTTCTTCAGACAACAAATAGTTGTAATAGATATTCAACAAGTCAGGATATCCACTCGTTTTACCATCAGTAGAATACCATCTTGTTCTGGCGTTGATTGTTTGTTGTACAAAAGTTTGGGCAAATTCAAAAAATGTCTTTTTATTTGGTTGTGGATTAATAAATGTCCAATCATAACTTCCATAACTTGGATATGTCGGTGTCATACCTGTATTTGGAATTGGGTAGTTATTATCTTTGGACATTGACCAAATATTATATAGAATACCCTGACCAGGATTTAAGAATAAATCAACGTTTTTTGCATTTAATACCAAATTGTCTGACGGTGCAACATAATAAGCATTGTAACCTGATTGGGTACTCACTCTGAATACAGGTGGTTGCCAACTTTTCTTATTATCAGGTACCAATTTCAAATTGAATCCCAAGTTCATGTATGGGAAGTTTCTGAACCTGTCAAAATATTCTTGACCATAACTAAATGGTTGTAATGTTGTTTGAACATTTGGGCTAGTTCCTGTAAAGACTGAAGATGTTTGATTTACAACCGCAGGACTTCTGTGTTGTGGTGTTGATTCAAACCAACCAGCACCTTTTTCAAAGAAATAATTTTCAGTATCAACAGGTGCTTGCGGATAACCAAACGCATCAACAGGATACGAATCTCTTGTTTCAGTAACTAAGAAAGTTTCCGTATTTGATGTGAATCCACTATATTGTGTTCCATATATTGAAAAAGTTACACCTGAATTATATGTGGTAATGTCTTCAACATATGTTCCACCAGTGATTTGAGCTAATTGAGTGTCAAACTCTCTCATATTAATTCTTTGGTCAGCAACATAAACATATTCGTTAAACTCTACCAAAGCATCAGGTGCTCCAACTAATCTTAATGTAAATTCAATTGAACGTCTTGTTCCTTTTGATTTGAACAAGTAGGCGGAATTAAGAATTAAATTTCTATAAAACTGATAGTTTAATTCTGATGGTGTTAACTCTCTTGAAAAACCAGCATATTGTGTAACACCAGTTGCCGCATATACAGAATTTAAGAAATCTTCATTTGTAATTGGTGAAATATTTGGTGACCATCCTAATGTTTCCGCCAAGTTTTTTAATAACATTGAAGGTATGTCATTACCAGGCGAGTAATTAACCGAATTCATATACGCCAATGCGTCAATGAATATTTTAATTTGGTCAAAACTTCTACCATAAATTTGTAGTACTTTGGCAACTTTGTGGTCAGGTGTATCAAATTCTAACAAAGAATCGGTTACTAAAAATCTAGTAATCAAATTTGTTTTGTACGCATCAAAATCAACACCAATAATATTTAACTTTTCAAGATAATTTGTAAAACTTGGAGTTCTAATATCTAAGTTCCATAAACCGTCTTTTGGCCAAGTCACCGTGGCATTTTGTAATTCAACAGCACCACCATCAGTTTGGATAGGTACGTTAAATGTTGCAGTGTATTGTGGTTGCGCTAATCTATTTAATAAGAATTTTTCAACCTCATCAAAATTTTCAGAAAATGCTTTTTCAACATAATAATCATTTGGTCGAATAACTAATGATTTGTCTGTTGTACTAACACCACTAAATGGATTACCAATAACAATAACATTAATAATTCCACTATATAAACTAGTTGATGGTGTTAGGTCAATTACCTGATACGGTATTTCATCAACAACTAATGAATAGTTTCTATATGTATTAGTTAAATCTCTTAATGGTGAAAATTCTTGTTCTCTATTTTGTAAATTGATTTTTGAATTAACCGAATAATCTAAAGAGAATGGGTTTTTAATTCTTGCAACATCAATAGTAAGTTCAGTTTCGTTTGAGACTGAGTTATATGTAATTCCCGTTGCTGTATTACCTGTTGTAAAATCGTAATAAAAATAATCAACTTCAATACCAGCAGGAAAGAAATTAATAATTCTTTGTACCGATACTTCAAATCTTTTTTGTAATGAACCAAAGATTGTAAAGTTTGTTACATTTGATAAATCAAAGTTAGGATAAACCCTATATTCTTTAGCAATTAATTCCCTTGATTGGTTTACTGACTCTAAATTCAAGTCTTCTAATGAAACAGGTAATTGGAAAACACCAATATTAAAATTTCTATTGGTCTTTTCTGATATACCATAACTCCATTCAAAGTTACCTTGGGTAAGTCCACCACCTTGCACGGTCTGATTGCCCACCAAATTATCAAATGGTGTTTGTGCTCCTGACGCGCCAATAGGGATGTACTTTTTACTCATTATTGTCCTGTGATATTAGTGTAACTCTTACTGAAATCAATGTTTGTGTTTCTATTTTCCTTAACCTCGTAAAGAGTATTGTTAAAGTCATCTTTAATTTCGTAAAGGTTAAATTGTGAGTAGATATTATTTTGTGTGTCGTAGATTGTGTAAATACCATCATCCATTGACTTAGTTTGATTACCATAAAGAGCAATACCTAATGTATCAATATCGTATTGAGATACTTGTACTTCCAATGTCAAAGGATTAAAATATGTGTTTGATAAAATAATACTCTGAGCTGGTTGTCCAATAAACGGTGTTGCGTTTGGTTTGTTTGTTGGTGATGAACTTGGTGATAAAGTACAGAACACCAAATTAGTCTGACCTTCAGTGTATCTATATCTAACAGCCTTTTGTTGTGTATTTGTTAAATTTTGAATCACAGGTTCACAATAAAAATTTGAAGTAATAATTCTAAAAAAGTTTGGTATCTTACTACCATCAGCATTTAAGTATTCAACTCTATAACCAACCAATCCTTGAGCAATAAACTTGTTTACAAATTGATTTGGTACGTTTGACAAATCAATAACAATACCTTTTACATTTGGAAGTGCCGATAAAACACCACAATCCGTAATAGACGTTCTTATTTCTGCAGGTCTGATATACATTGTGTATATTCCAAGTTGAGTAAATGTTTCGGCTGGCAATCTTAGATTATATAATCCACCAAGTATTTCATTTGTATTACCACCTGTAGCGGCGTTGTTGAAATACGGTCTTAAAATGGATGTTGCGTCCAATTGTGTTAAAACAAAGTTATCTGTTACATCTCTTGATGGAGTGTAATTCATGATGATTTGCACATCTTCGGGTGAAACGTCAGCCGGTCTTATAGTTCCGTATGTTCCTGTAGCCATTTTATGTTACGTTAAAAAAGTAATATCCATAATTTATTAAATCTCCAAGGTTGTCCACCTCACCTATTCTTTGGATTCTTTCATAGGCTGAGTTTTTTCCTCTCTCTATAAATACATTTGATTGCACTTCTGCTTGAGAAATTATTCCTAAAAGTAATTCATCTTTTACTAATGGGTCCTGAACCATCCAATCTTCAATTAATCCTGATGATTGAATAAAGTAAATTGTATCTCCATTAGCATAATCATAGTAGTCAACATTTTGAATTGTGTATGCGGTATATACTAAATTAATTTCTGTTATAATACCATAATCTTCATTGTTTTTTTGTACGGGAACCAATAGTTGGAATTTTTTTGAACCATATTGAGCCAAATCATTTATTCTTGAATCAGTGTATCCACTAACAATAAATGGTACCGTAACATATGCTGAAGATACTTGGTCAGCAACTAAGTTTACTGCGTCACCTGTGAATATGTAATTATATGATATTGGCGTTGCCGACCATGAACCAGTGTTTGGTGTAAAGTAAGCAGTACCCTGCGGATTAAAATTTGGAACATCAACGTATGGTGTTTGTATTTTTTTCTGTACCAAAGTATTACCCCAAGGATTATTTTGTGTTAATGTAATTGTATATTCCTTTGGCTTTGAGGCGTAAACGTGTGAAATAGAATTGGGCGTATAACTTGTAATTGGTTCTATTGGTGAACCATCCCCCCAATCTACGGTATATTGTGATAACTCCAAGAAAGAATTAAATTCAATATCGGCAGTATTATATACATTCCAATAATAAGGATTTGTAGTTGTGGATGAAAATATAAAATTGGTTACAACATTTTTTTGTGATATTGCACCATCAAACGTAGAGTAGTAACCCAAGTCCACAGTATTTTGAACAAGTAGTATTGGAACTGTAAGTCCTGTTAAAAGTGATGTGTAATTTGTATTACCCGTTAAGGTTTGAGTCATAGATGAATACACACCATATGTCTCACCTGAATAAGTCACATCATGAATGATTGTCTTTAATACTTCAGGAGACACCCTGATTCTCATTACCTGTGTTTCCATTATGGGTTTACGTATTCATACCATTTTATGGGGTTTGTGGTACCACCGACTCTATTTCCATTTGGATAATCAAACACTTGATATGTTTGTGTTATATAATCCAAATCAACTTTATAATAAAAATATTCTTCAGGTGGGAAACTTGTTCCACCACCCAAATCACTTTGTTTAACTTTCATCATTTTTATGAACTGACCAGTGTTGGCATCAAAGAATTTGGCGGTCATGTAAAATGTGTTTATATTTAAGAAGTCTCTTTTCTTCAACCAATAAATAAAGAAACCTTCTTTATCACCAATATAATCCAATGTGTATTTTGGTTTCTTAATTGATACGGGTGTTGTGCTGTTTAACACTGTTGGTGTAAGATATCCCTGTTGTACAGGAAGTATTGTTGTGATGTAAGCCTTTTGTGTTCTTGTTGTTGGACTATCATAAAAATCGATTTTCCAAAAAGATTTTGTAAAAGGTTTTTCAAAGTAATAGACTTCATTTGTTGTGAATTTCGCCAAATAAGAATTAATCCAAGATGGTGATGTCGAATCCCCTTGATTAAAATAGAATTCATAATTCAATGATGTTTTTGTGTTATCATAAACTTTATGGTCAAATCTTGTAACCTCAAAGTCATCACCCTTGTTAAGAATCTTTTCAATAATTGAAGTTTCGTATTCTTCAATCGCTTCTTGGTTTCCACCAAAATCCCATATTTGTTCCAAAGGTAGAACAATGTCTTTTGGTTGGTTGTCAAATACAACTCTTATTTTATTCGCATCCATCAATTAAAGGTTGAGCAACAACCTGATACAAGCTACTTATGTCAAATGACGCACCTTCAGGATAAAGTCTAAAAGGTATGTTTGTAAATGGATAATGTGATTCGTTAAGGAAAGGATAGTCAACCCCTCTTCCCAAACTATCAACATAACCATATGTGTATATATCACGCCAAATAAATTGTTTTAAGTTATTACTGAAATATGCGTAATTTGGTACACCATCAACCAAGTTGGCACCTGCGGTTTCAGTATAATCTGAGAATGTTTTAAGTGTTATTGGGTAATGTGTTTGATAATAATATCCATTTGGATTTGAGTTGTTTGCTGGTGATGTATTAAACGCTTTTGAATAATACGTCATCTTATTCATATATGATGAGATAACTCTTTCAGCTTGTTCTATATCATTCCATTCACACCAATCACCATACATTGTGTCACCACTATGTCTCGGTAAATTAACTGTGAAATTATATGTAACACCACTTTGTAGTTTTGAATAACCTGATGTTTGAACATTCTCCAAAGAATCACCATTGGTTTGACTCCACCAAGGATTTGTACTTCCTGGTGACATGTTAAATTTCCAACCTTTTCTCAATTGGTTAAACCAACCCATGTATCCGTTGAATTGGAACGACGCAAAGATTTGTGTTACAGGTTTTTTATTGTTATCCAATTGATTGTTAATATTCAAATCACGAGCCATTGTAACATTGTATGTCTTTGAACTTTGGAAATTAACAACCTTACCAACCTTATTTGGTGTTAATGATGAGAATTGATAAAACCCTAAGTCTTGGAATGCGTTAAGTTCAAAACCGTTATTTGTAATAATTGAATCGGTCTCATCAGTTATTACTTTGTGCATTCTAACATAATACTTTGATTTTGTTTCACCCGAATTATTAATATCAATAATTCTTTTAAACACACCTTGATTACCACTATTAAAAGTAGTACCTGTGTACCCAACATTGGCTAAGTTGAATATATAAGATTCGGAACCAATTGTTCCGTTTCCTAAAGTATAAACCTGAAACAGATTAGTCGTATCATAAGTAATTGAAAGTTCAACCCATTCTCCTTCTGTCAGTCCATGAGATACTGGTGATGTGAATTGAATTACAGGGAATCCATTGTCAGAACCTTGTGTAATTGAAAATGGTATTCCGTCTCCCGATAACCATGGATTCAAACTTGTACCATTTGTAAAGTAGTACTGCATTGGTACGGTGTAGTTATTCTCATAAGGATATGACATAACAATACTCCAATTATACGATGAAGCGCTTTTGGCCACAAAAGGTAGTTGTTTATTATCAACATCGGTTCTTATGAATTCAAATTCTTGATATGTTGGTAGTCCACTCCAAATACCATTTGTTAATGATGTCTCAGGATTGATATAATAAAGATTGTCTCTAAAAATAACATAATCAGTAAAACCAATTAAATTGTTTTCATAGATATATGATATCTTAATTGTTGGTCTAAATGATGTTGATTTTTGTCTTTCACCATCAAATACCGTAACTAGATTTAACGATACCGTTCTGTCATAATCAATAACTTCAGATTGTGTTTGTAATATTTCAGCCTGCAAACTAATATCAGTGTTTGGTGCTGACTTGTATCTTAAGTCTGGTTTTACAACTACAAAATTACTGCTGGGCATTTGTCTCGGTTCCTAAATATTGTTGTATGTATTTATCCATCGCAGATTTTCCTTTTTTCAAACCAAAGTAAAAATACCAAGGAGCACTTGTTAGTGTGTATTCATTTGTTGGTGTTGTTGGTACTGTATTATAATTACCATTAGCTTTCCTTTGGTAGATATACCCGTAAGCATTTTCTAATAAATTATTATTTCCTCGGAAGAATGGTTTCAATATTCTATCAAACTCTTGATACTTTTTACTTTCAACATCTAATCTACCACCGTAAGTATACCATGAATTATTTTGACTTCCAAAAATATTATTTTCTCCACCAATCCAAGCATTGTTGGCCCATGTGAAGAATGGAACATCTTGTGATTTGGTACCCAAATAATCTGCAACTAAAGTGTTGGTACTTCCCGTAAATGTTCTATCAATTCTTCTTGGTGATATTAAATCTCTATCAGTTGATGAACCACTAAAGAACACACCAAAAACAGGATAACCATCTTTATCTCCACCAACATAAATAGGATTATCACCAGGTATTGTTTGGTCATCGGGATAATTCTCAGCGGTAAATGGTGTGATACCATATTGAGAGTTTATCTGCAACATTTGAGCAAAATCACCATCAACCCTATCTTCATCTCTACTAAATAATTCACCAACAGTATCACCAAAAATACTTTTGAAAATACGTTCTAAGAATTTTTGGTTAACCAATCTTGAAATAATGAAAAGTTGTAATAACCCCGAATCATCACTCCAACTAGTTGAGTTAAATTTATTCATTTGGTATCCAAAATAATTTGGTGTTTTATTAACCTCACTTTGCCAAACGTATTTTGGACCCATATCTAAGATTGTTGTCGGGAACAACAAATCTTTAGTGTTAACTGGTTGTGAAAAGAATGTACCCGCTCTTGAACCAACAAAATTAGTTCCGTCATAAGGACTTGAACGATAATAAAAGTTGTTTGAGTTAGGTTCAAACACAATTACATCCCCACAATATAGATAATTTACATTACCAAAAATATTAATTGTTCTGTTATATGGTTTGTTATTCTTATCAAAGAATGTACTTGATTCAAATGGAAACGCAAATAAAGAACCGTTTAACCATGAGTTTACAAAGGTATGTGATAACACACCTCTACAAATGGCAAAATTCATTCTGAATCTTCCTAACCACTGACTAAGTAATGCGTAATCACTATTATTAGGGTCACTTATATCAATTAATGAAAGAATCGGTGTATTAACCAATTTATAACATCCATTGACAACGACAGGACCACCAACATTTGTATTACATCTATTATCACTTGGTAACACAATAAACTCACCATTTTGATTAATATAACAATTTAAGTCAACCATACCATTACATGAGAATGACTCAATTACTTTGTTAACAGTTGCACCCGTTGTAACATCAGGATTACCTGTCGGATTTGAACCACCAGCGCCTTGAGCACTTGATACCGTCGCTGAGTTTCCGTTATCGGTAATTAAACTATATGTTAATTTAACCGATGCTTGTCCCGCAAAACTATTATTACCCGATGTTTCAGGTTGTGTTCCAGTAGGTAAACGGTCACTTCTCATAACCATTCTATTACTGTACATCGTCATATTTGTTAATGAATATGTTGGTGCATAGTAAAATTGTGGTAATACACCATTGTTATTATCACCGTCTACAATATTAACCGTTGCGTAATTACCATACCAAATGTATGAACCACCCTCAATATATTCATTACCTTTGTATCCAACACCATTAAGTGTTTTTTGTACCGCTAATAATTCACTATCGTTTGAAGTATTAATTTTAACCATTGGATATGTTAATGTTGTACTACCAGTTGTTGTTGGTTGGAACTTACCAACTTGCGTTGCATCTAATGCCGAATAGTAACACTGTAAGTTTGTAGTATATGATGAATACTTCGTACCTGCGGTGTAAGTGTAAGAATCAAAATACAAATAACCTGATTTGTTTTCAGTGTTGTTAGTGAAATCATTGTGTCTAACATTTTTAAGACCTGGTTGGATTGGTATGTTTAAGTAAAAATCGTTTTCGACAATTGTATTACCCCAACTGTTATAACCAAATATTCTCGACAAATCATATCTAATACGTTTTCTTCCACTGTGTGGGTCAACACCTCTAACCAAGAATATAATACCTAAGGTACCTCCTAACCATTGGCTTAAGTAATCAACAAATGGCTCACCACTATCAACACCTTGATTGTAATAAATTTTTATTTGTTGAGTTATTTGATTTTCCAAACTTGAACTCAAATTTTGAGAACTATTAGTGATGAAATCATTATATGTTGTTCCTGTAATGACTTGAAAATATTCAATGTCTGTTGCAAACTTATAACTTTCGGTAGACGCTGTTGTTGCACCACTTAGGGTGTAAGTTACTGAAGAAAAACTTGATGGTTTTGATGGGTCGGCAAAATTTACTGTTATTGATTTTCCTTGTATTGTTTTACCTGTAATACCGGTTGTTGTACCTGTTGTTGTTGGTGCTTTTGGATTCGGGTCTTTTGATAATGATGCTTGTTGGAAACTTAATAACTGACCTGATGTAAATGTTTCTTGAACACCAGGGTCAACAATAAGAGCCATAATGTTATCATAGTGAAACAAATTTTGGTTTACATTATAATTTAATTTTGGTTCAACCATTACTTTAATCCTGTTTGAGCCAGGATACACGTCAGAATCAAAATATTTTGATTTCAAATTAAATTTATTAATTGTTTCCCATATTGGTAAATTATTAATAAAATTATAACCACTATTTTTTATCTTATATATTGGTAACTTTTTAGTTTCTAAACTATATCCTAAACCAGCATATGTGTTTTGAACATCTGCGTCGGTTGAGTTCCAATTAGCACCGTTAAAAAAATCAGCGTTTGGTGATACAGCAGATTGTGCGTTTCCACTTTCTAAATCTTTAGCCGTTTTACTATCTTGTGGTATTGTATCTGAAACTCCACAATCACAAAGTTGACATTCAGGATAACTAATATTTGGTAACGATATTTTTACAAAAGGATTTTTTAACGAATCAAATATATCACCAAATGAAGGTGGTCGGGTACATTGTCCAACATTAACATAAGGGATTTTATTAATGGCACTACATATAATGTATACCAACTCACCTATTATTTTATATACAAACGTAATTAACACTTGAAATATTGGCCAAATAAAGGCTAAAATGTGTACAACAGGTAATAACGCTAATATTGTAAAATAGTTAATTGGTAATAATATATTTACTAAAAAAACTAAAAAATCAAAGCTTTGTACACCATCTGTTGCAGGAAACTTATTGTTTTCACTTGCACATGAACTATCAGTAATTTCTTTAATACCAATAAATTTTGACCTGTTAAAACCTTTTTTATATTCATCGTAATGTTGAGCAACAGTATAAACTTTATTATACTGCATTTCATAAAAAGTATCTTTACAAGCAATCGCATCCGCTTGATTAGTATAACCACTCCAATCTGTCCCAAAATAATAAGAACCTATAAACTTCTTATAGTTTATATCATTCGTATCAACAATGTACGCAGGGTCTTCATCTGAATTTACCCAACCATATTCTTTAATGTTTGGAACCAAGAAATATGCTCTTCTAATTTCTTGTGATTCAAAATTTGTTGGTTGTGTGTATTTAACTTTGAATCGGTATTTACCTTTTGTTGGAATACCTATTTTTGGGTCTTGACTAAAAATTTGTTCTCCAAACTCATTAGTTGTTACGTAATCCAAATTCATTGGAACATCTATAACCCAAGTACCATCACCATCAATAACTTTACCACCTTGTGGTAATGTACCTTGTTCTAATATTGGTCTTCCTTGGGTATCTTGGAATATAGTTTGTCTAACACTAATAATCTCACCAGGTCCAACAGATAAATTACAAAGATTACCCATGTCTCTTGGTGGTTTACAATTTTTCTCAATCGACTCATCATCAATACCTGTAACCAAAGCACCCATGAACACTGATGTAGGTTGGATATTAATACCCACACCTCTTAAATCAAAATCATTACGAGCAATGTTTATTTGACATATTTCAGGTTGACCCCAAAATGGATTAACATCCACACTTTGATTAATATTAACAATCTGTGGTAATGAATATAAATCACTTGATGACTTAAAATTAACACCGTCCAATTGGTCGGCGTTGGCTCTACCCATACGAATCAAATCTTGTGGTGATTGTGAGAAAGGACCTATGTCAGATAAGTCACAATCCATAACTAAAGTGTGGGTTCCAACAGGAACACCCATAATCATATAGTCACCGCTACCATTTGTTTTTACACTAAATTTGTAATACTTGTCATAAACCTCAATGACTGCCGGATTTGTTAACACATCATTTCTTGTTGGAAAGGTTCCCGTAGGAACGTGTCCACTATGTTGTTGGCTGTAAGGTAACAAATTATATCTATACCCATCTTCATTTACATCACTAAATGATGTGTATGGATAAAGTGTCTCAATAATTTCATTTTGAGCATCTTCCTCAGTTAAGGGAACAAATACTGAGACTCTAACATTTGGAACACCATAACCACCGTTAGCAACAACACGACCAACCACAATACCGTAATCAGCACACATTCTTGTGTAAACGTCTTCTGACCTTACCTTTAATGAAAGTATTTCAAGTTGTTCGAAATCTTGGTCTAATTGGACGTTAATTTCTCTGTCAACCCCGACCTGTGTTTTTAATCTAATTGTTTCAGGCATCCTGTTCTTTTAATTGATAAATAGTTTATGCACTATTTTCTATAAAAATAAGAAAGGATATGATAAAATAAATCATCAACTAAATGTAGTTGTCTGATAATTCTTAACTCTTACCACAATATCTTTAGATGGGAATCTAATTTGGTATATCTGACTTGGTTCTGCAAATATGGTATTATCAGTTAAAGAAATTTTCTTTGTCGCTTCATCTGAATAAGGCATCGATGTTTGAGCCGAGCTATATTGTCCACCAACTTTACCAAAAATTGAAATGTCCGTCAAACTGACAACGCCATTTTCAGCTTGGATAATTCTACTTAGTTCTGAAAGAAGAATATTTTCACCTAATCCTCTAACCGCAGGACTAAAGAATGTTGTTACCCTATCGATAACATTAGATATAACAACACCTGAGTTTTGTGTTGAATCTAATACAACTGAAACTTCAACACCTAAATCAATTGACTCAGCACTACCGATAGTTACGTAGTCATTAATCATTCTATAATTTGAAAGGTAATCAGCTAAATTTTGTTTTAATGTTTGTGAAACATCTGATGTTAAATTACCACTAGCATCATATGATAAGACCTGTACATTAATCTTATTGTTATTTTCAGTAATAGATACTTTAGCAGGTGCACCAAACTCACCAGGCATGTTTCTTATAATCGCTTCATAGTCATGAATGGTAACCGCTCTGTTTTGTGCTGCAAAGTTAAATGTCACATAGTTTCTAACTTCTTCAGTAGATGGATAACCAGCCCCACCAATAGCTGCGGTTACATTATTACAAGTTAATGAATTAATTACTTGGTTGTTAAGAATATCTGATGGACCAACAACTGAAAAATCAACAGCTCCGATTTGTGTAATTGTATTTACACCCAAGTTTGTCGCCAAACCACCACCAATTCTATATTGAATAAAGATTGTAGTATTTGCTTGTGGTGTATTACCCAAAGACATCGAATTATTTTGGTATCTTTGAATTTTTAATGGAACATCCAAAGTTGTGAACTGTCTTAATTGGTCTTCAGCGGTATTTGTTCCCCCACCAAAAGTAAGTTTTATAAACCCTTCAGGTGTGTATTCTGTAATAAATCTATCTTGTGTTTGAATGTATGTTCCAACTTTAATTGCCGGGTCATCAGATGGTTTTGATGGGTCCGCGATAAACACTCTATCTTCAGCCAAGGCTGGTACTTCATACCATCTACCATTTGGACTTAGGAATTCTTGAGCGGTTGGTACGTTTGAATAAGCGGTACCTTCTCTCTGAATAATAGATGTTACACCTAATACGTTTTTTTCAGGTAAGAAAAATTCAAAGAAAGGTCTTACATCGTTTGGAGTTATCACTCTTTTGAATACCTTTGTAATTCCGTTTACAATCGTTTCTCTTTTTGTAATCGTATAGTTAACCAAGTTTCCGTTTTGGTCAAAGTTTGGAATTTTTAATCTGTTTGGAAATCCGTCTTGGTTAAATGGTGATGCAAAATTTACATCATATAATGTTTCAAATACTTGACCAGCACCATTAACTTGACTACCACGTCTTAGAATACCCAAATATCTTTCATCTTCTTTATCACCAAAAGCAGGAACAGTAATTGAAAAATCAATTAAGGCTACGGATGGTCTTTGACCAGGAATTTTTAATCCATAAGTTCTTGCAATGTTATAAATTGATGAACGTTGTTGTGCATATTGAAGAACTGTTTCTTGAATACTTCTATCAATATGGTAATGTAAGTTGTCGGCAACCGCTGCGTTCAAATCCAAAAATACTGAGAACACGGAAGCGTCATTAAAGTTATCAATTAATTCTGGATAATACGTTCTCGTATAATTGATAAGTTCCTGACGAATTGCTTGGAAATCTCTTACCGTGTATGAAATTTTTCTTTGAGCCATTTATGTTAAATATTGATAATAACAAAATCTTTTGAATTGAAAACATCATTACTAATAGAATAATCAATTCTTACTTTTGCGGTGTATTCAGATACGTTCTGATTTGGTATGGTTAATTCGGGATTTATTACATTTCCCGTTGTTGTAACTGTTTCACCCGCAGCTTCAGTATCAGGTGCGGTAATTGAAATATTTGTTAATTGTAATTGTGGCATGTACTTCTCAACAGAATCTCTTATTTCAGATTCAATGTTTCTAAATGTTGGTCCGTCCAATGGTTCAAAGATGTATTCATAGAGTCTTGTACCAAAATCTGGTAAATAATATCTTGAACCTTTTCTTGTTAATAATAAATGAATTAGATTACTTCTGATTTCTTCAGCAGCAAAATCCGTTAAGTCCAAATACTTTCCATCAAAAGAATCTACAAAGGGGAAACTTAAACCGTATGTTTTACCATTAGCCATTGTCTATAAATATAGTTGTGTTTCCTTTTTTGTGAATTGGTTGGTAAGGACAATCACAACCCATGATTCTCAACAATTTTTTTACATAACATTAAAAAATATTCTTTAGAAAATTTATTTTTCATAATATTAATATCCTTATGTACCCAAACAACATTATCTTCAATATACCCTTTATTAGAATCTATACGGTCTATTGATGCTGTCATACTATTGTTTCTTGTATTTAAATTGATTGGTAATTGAGTATAAAAACATTTACCATTTTGTTTTTCATATAAACCCCAAGCATATTCTTTAGTAATTAAAAATTCAAAACCTCTTTTTTTTGCGCCCCATTCAATGTGTGAAAATTTGGATTGAGCTAATTTACCAACTCCTTTATATAATTTTGAGTTTTCAAATTTATTACCACATCCACAGGATTTTGTATCTCCACGTGTCAACTCAGTTGACATCACTATTTTTTCATTACCACATTCACATTTACATAACCAAAAAGTTCCTCTTCTTTTAGTTGGGGTATGTTCATGTTTTTCGACTATTTTTATAGCCGTTAATCTACCAAATGTTTTACCAGATAAGTTTTTAGTATTAGGGTGCATAATTTAATTGTTATGGTTTTTATATATTCACTTATAAATATACACCATAACATAAAAGTTATTCTTTTTGTTTATTTAAAATTGTATTTCCTTTTTGAAAAGGGGGTTGGTAAGCACAATGTCTACAAAAATTACCACAACAATATCCTCGTTTTATATGAAATACTTCAGTAAAAACATATTTACCGTCTTCAATATAAAAAGAAGAAGGGGAAAGTTGTTCACTTTCCCCCTCATTAGATGTTTTTATATCTTTCTTATTTAATTTCACATCCTAAAGCACCACAAGCAATTTCACCACTCAAATCTGTGTTGTCTTGTAATTCAACAACCTTTGATAAGTCAATTGACTGTAATTTAGAGAATAATCTTTCGTACTCTTCTTCAGTACAA